TTGAGCAGCTTAAGCTGCTCAACACAAACATTCGGCGTGTCGGATTCCTGAGAACTTGCTGATTGTTATAAACCACGTTATAGAAGATTGACGGGTGAGAGAAAGTAGAGAAAGATACTCCTTGTTGGACAGACCACCAACGAATAGGGGTAAGAGAATGACAAGAAAACACTTCCGCGCGATTGCGGATTGCTTGAAGAACACCAACGCGAGCGCTCATACATGTGAGGCTTTTGCCATCTATCTCAAAACAGAAAACCCACGCTTTGATGTGGCTAAGTTCCTCACAGCGTGCGGAGTAAGCGCATGAACCAAGTACAGGGCGAACTCCTCATAATGGGGCTTGAATTAGAAATTAAGACTTGGAACAGGGGCGGAGTCAAGGGCTCCCGCATGCAACTTACAGCGGAGTCTAGCCTCCATGCCTTTACCCGACTAACAGGTATAAATCCTGGGCGCGGTATCAAGGGGCGCGAAAACGCTATACGTATGATTAAAGAAGCGCTAGCAGACGCTGGAGCACGAGAGGAGGTAAGCGCCTAAGTTATCCACAGCTTTGTCCACACCCTGTGGATAAAGTTTGTGTTGGAGCGAGTAGAGCGAGCGACAATAAAAAGCATGTTGGGCACCTAACGGCACCCAACACAAACAACTGGGCGGTTCCTGAGAATTGTCTGAGCGTTATAAATCCTGTTATAAAAGATTGACCCCGCGAGAGAGTGAGAGTAGATTGCTCTTACTAGGTCAGACCCCCTAGTGAAAAAGAGGAAAGAAATGTCAGATATGGAAACAGTACAGGATAAAACCTATACTTATGCCGATATTAACCAAGCGACCGCAGATGGTGGAGCATGGGGTACACGCACCGAGAAGGCACGCTCACAGGCGCGCACTCTTGAAGTATTCAAGTCAGAAGTCCGCGAAGGCAACATTGAGCGCGGATATGCCACAGAACTATTCAACGCTATTGCCGAGGCTAATGGCTGGGAAAAAGTCAATGCTATCGCCACAACCTATACAGTACTCGTAAGTGTATTTGGTATGTCTGTAATGGAAGTCGAAGGCGTAGAAGCCGAGTCAGAAGAAGACGCGTGCGAAGTAGTCGAGAACGATATTGAGGTCGCAGACCTAGATGTCACCTTCACCCTTACCTCTATGGGTAATTCAGGTTATGGAAGCGCAAGCGGATATGACTATGATTTTGACTCTGTAATTCAGGAACACATTGAGTTCCAAGCCAGCGAGGAGGAAGTATGAGCCGAAAGGACTACCGCGCTATCGCAAGCGCACTAAAATCATTCAAGGAAGGTCAGGAGGCTGGCTTCAACCCCAGCCTTGCTGATATAGCCAGCGCACTAGCAGGTGTCTTGGCACAGGACAACGACCGATTTGACCGCACTAAGTTTTTGGAGGCTTGTGGGCTATGAACACTAAAGAACGCGAATATCGCTTCTTAGAACTAATGTCAGCAGTTTCAATGCTCCCTTCTGTAGAAATGAACGGAGATGACCTCCCCGAAACTTCCGAGGAGTGGGTATTCCCTAACTATGCTAATGGACTATCAGATGAGAGGATAGCGCGCGCAGTATTGGCGCAAACCCTCCAAGAAGATGAGGAGTTCCAATTCAAGGTAGTCACAACTCTCTGTAATAGCGCAATAACCTCCATAAAGTCTAAGGAAAATGGCGCGAATTGCTCTGATGAGATAGAGGCGTTAGGATTAGCCCTAGTCATATTGTGGGCTACATATCGCGTTAAGCCAATGTTGGGCTTAATGGGTATCGTTGGAGGTATCTGTATGGAGTTCGACCTATATCCTCCTACGAGTTTAGGCTCATGGATACAGAACCCAGCGAGCGCAGAACACTATAAAGACGAAAATCCCCTAGAATTAGTCCGAGGCAAGTCCAAAGACTAATAGGTAGTAGGTCACTACCTCCGAGAGGCGCAAAACTATCCGAGCCTGACATTCGCCGTAATTGTCTAACGCCTCTCACCCCCTATAGAGCTCCCAGCTTCCTTCAATGCTGCTGGGGGTTTCTTTTTGCCTGAAGACCAATGCCGCGCAAATGTTTGTGTTGACCCACCCTCCCCTATGTTAATAGAACATATCCCTATTAGATTCTGCCTATTCAGCAGAATCATTGGACATAGCGTAGCAATGTCCAACACAAACACGCGCTCGGGCGTGTCTGAGAGTTTTCTGAGAGAGCCAGCCTTGTTATAAACCGCCTTGACAAAGAGAGGGCGAGAGAGTAGGGGCGCAGGCTACTGCCAAATGTCAATAAACCAATATGTAGGCATACGACCAGATTTTCTGCTATTGGGCGAGAGGTGCTATCAGATAAGAGAGCGAAAGAGAGCAGAGAGAAGCCTGATAGTTTCCTGTGAATAGGTATTTCGTTATAAATGGGATTGACCTATCTCTCTCCCTATCCCTACTATCCTCCTACAAAGGGGAATTAAAAGTGATTTCCTATAAGCGCGCCATAGGCGCATAGAGAGGCAGTAAGTAATGTCAATAGCAATTCTAGTAGAAAGCCAAGCGGAGGAGTTAGACAACCTCCCGACAATGGCTCAAAGTCTTATATTCGGCTATAAAGATGAGGTTCATGTCTATCACCGCCTATCAAATGGCAGTAAGGGCAAGGGTCAAGCATGGAAGCGTGTAGCAAGTGATGAGATGTATATTCTCCCTACCTCTCCTATCGCACACACACCAGCAGGAGCAATTATCACAGAGCGCGACCTAGACCTAGTTGGATTGGGTCAAGTCACCAATATCGCCACTAAGGCTATCTATGCCAATGAGAAGGCAGAACCTATTAGCGCGCCACTTTCACACCAAGAGGCAGTAATGCTTATTGGCTATCGCATAATGGAGGGCGATACCTCTCTCACAGAGTTGGTAAAAGATGAACGCACTAGCACAGGTTCACCGACTATCTTTCAACCAGCAGAAGGTGTAATACAAAATATCGCGGAAAGCGCGCCTATCGAAGTGGCTGAACAAGCAGAACAAGTAGAGAAGTTATCTATGAGTTTATCCATGATTACCTCTCCCGATAAAAAGTGGGGCGAGCAATATATCAACCGAAAGTTTGACGGCTCAACAGAGTGGGAGATTTATGACCATGCTAGGGAGAACGCTATAAATGTCCTATTGGAGGGGCAAGCAGGTTCAGGTAAGACAATGAGCGTTCAAGGTTATGCCAGCAAGCGCGGATTAAAATACTTCAATATCTCCTCTAATCAGGGTATTGACCCAAGCCAATTATTCGGGCGTTGGGTACCTAATGCCAATGGTCAGGGATATATGTGGCAAGACGGAGCAGTAACTCTCCTATTTAGACATGGAGGAGTGCTACTCATAAATGAAGTCAATTTCCTTCCCGTTCGTATCTCAACAGTACTATTTTCAGGGCTTGATTATAGGCGCGAAATACAGTTACTAGAGAACGGCGGAGAAGTAATCAAGGCTCACCCCGACCTGCTAATTGTGGCTGATATGAACTACGGCTACAAAGGCACACAAGAACTCAACCAAGCGTTTAGCGATAGGTTCGCTATCAAATTGGAGTTTCCTTATGACCGCGCTATCGAAAACAAGGTAGTCAATAACACCGCGCTATTAACACTCGCTGACCAATTACGCGAACAATATGAGAAAGAGGAACTATCAACCCCTATCTCCACTCGCGCGCTAGTCGCGTTTATCCATAACGCCAATAAGTTTGGAGTTAATTTCGCTATCACAAGTTTCGTTAATGGATTTCACAAAGACGAACGGAGTGGAGTGCGCCTAGCGTGTGAAACTCATAAAGACAATATCGCAGAAGCACTAGGTCATGTTATCCCTACTTACGCAAGCACACTAGAGAAGGAAATTATTCATGCCTAAAGGCAGAACTTACGATTACTTCAATGATGTAATGAATACCGCTATCCCGACTCGTAATGAGTCGGGGGAGTGGATTTACGCTGATGAGTTTGGCAGAACGCGTGATGAACTTCTATTAGATTATGTCGAAAGGCAGAACGAGTTAGACAGTATCGCCAGCGTATATCAGACCGCAGATAAAATTATTACAGGTGATGATATTTCGGTATCGGTAACCGCCAATAGTGAAATGAATACTACCGCCATGAATAATGGTAAGGAGATTATCTACAACGCCAGCCTAATAGAGGATTTAGATAGTGAAACTATCGCCAGCCTTCATGGAACTAATTACCATGAAGTCGCGCATATTCTATTCTCCCCAAGAGCAGGGAGCGCACTAGGTCAATTCGTAAAGGAGCAGAAGGTTACTCGCGCCTACAATATGTTGGAGGAGGCTAGAATTGAACGCTTGATGATAGCCAAGTACCCAAGCACTAGATTATTCCTAGAAACTGCTATTACCTCCTACCTATTAAAAGATGACCCTAGTGAGTGGGGAAACCAATACCCACTATTAACAGGGCGCAGTTATGTAGATGTAGATATTCGCCAAGCAGTTGCCAATAAGTTTATTAACAAGTATGGAGTGGAGTTAGCACAGAAGGTACAGGATATTGTCCACGCATATAGCAGTTTAGTATTCCCTACCGATTTCAATAATGCCAAAGACCTGCTAACCATGTTCGCTGATATTGTCGGCAGAGATACAGAGCAGACAGAGATGAAGTCAGGTGAGCATGGCGAGCGCATGGTAGGAGCAAAGGGCAGACCTGCTAGTGTCAGGGAGCAAGAACGCCTACAAAAGCGAGCAGAACAGAACCAAGAGCCACGCGAAAAACTAAAAAGGGGCGAAGGTGTTGGAGGAAATAACACAGTAGAAAGCACCGAAACAACGGAATATACCCAAGAAGATGAGCGCGTAGCCAAAAAAGTAACCGAACGCATGAACGAAATTAAGAACGATAGCGTTGTGAAGCGTGAGGTATCAGAAACTCGTAAAGCAATTACAGGTAATGAGGATATTAAGTCGGTAATTAAGAAAGCAGAACTATTGGAAATGGAACCAAGCCAAGTGGCAATATCCTATGCGCGAAAGTTTGGCACAGAGTTGGAGCGATTAGTCAGAAACAATGACCCAATGTGGGATAGTCGAACCCCAAGTGGCAAGTTAAATATCTCTCGCACCATGAACCCTGATGTTAATTCTATTGGAGAAATGTTTGACCAATGGAATATCGGCAACGATAACACCGACATAGAAGCAGTAATGCTCCTAGACAATTCAGGTTCAATGGGCGGATATATGAAAGAGGTATGTCAGAACGCATGGATTATTAAGCGCGGAGTAGAAACTATTGACGGCTCCGTATCGGTATTCGCGTTTGACCATGAGAGTAAAAAGATGTATGACAAAACAGAAAAAGCCTTACCGCGCAAGTTTAGATTTATCCAAAGTAGAGGCAATACTGCTCCGTTTCGTACTCTCATAGAAGCAGAGCGCGTACTAACTGCTACCGATAAACCTATCAAAATACTATTCATGCTAACCGACGGAGATTGGGCAGACAATGAGGAGTGCGACAAAGTAATCAAGCGACTCAATGAAATTGGAGTGCTAACCTGCCTAGTATTCCTTAGTGACTATTCTAGTTGGGAGCAGATTATTGAAGCCAGCAAGAACCCGTTACACGAGAACCATGAGTACTACTCTCGCAAGATTTCAGAGTGGAGGCATGGAGTCAAGGTATTCAGAGCAGTAACCAAGCCTAGAGATGTATTAGATGTAGCCAATGACCTAGTCACCAGCACACTAGAAAGGAGCAGATAATGGAGCCAACACAAAATACTGATGATGAGCAGATTGAAATAGTTATATCCCCTATTGACTACGCAGTAATGATGAGGGAGGTGCTTATTCGGCTACACGATTTATTAGAGCAGGATAAGTTTGATAAAGACAACGCCATGAACCTAGTCAAGACCGCGCAGGATTATCTATTCTATTTAGAGGATAACAGGAGGGTAATACTATGAACGATAAAGAACTCAATGAGGAATTACAAGATGAGCGTATCAAGGCACTAGAACTACAAGTGAAGGTGATGAGGGGCGCGTTGGAGTTGATGTATGAAGTCTTAAATAAACAAAAGGATTTGAATACTTCAATGAAAGAAACCATAGAGATATTGGCAAAAGTCCTATGAGCCAGCACCACTTTATTATTCACTACGATACCGACAGTAAAGAGTGGGTATGGGATATTGAAAGCGAGCAAGCAAGGTTCACAGAGGGTTCGATATACGCTGATGAGAAATGGGTAGGCAACACTTACACAGAGGCTATTCAGAGTATTGACAATGACCTATCGGAGGATTTAGGGTTAGTTATCAACCAATTAAACAGAGAGGCAATTAAATGGGCTTAGATATGTATTTATACGCAGAGAGATATGTAAGTGGGTCAGGGTTTATGAACCCAAGTGATACAGAAACTTACAATACCCTTCTCATGGCAATAGGTGGAGAGAAGTTTGGAAACAAAGAGTTACCTTCTGCCACAGTTAAATTAAAAGTAGGTTATTGGCGCAAGGCTAATGCTATCCATGACTATTTCGTAAAAGAGTGCCAGAACGGAATAGATGAGTGCCAAGAAACTTATATTGAGAGAGGTAGTTTAATAGAACTTAGGGATAAGTGCTTAGAACTTATCAAAAACAGAGGCAATAATGAGTTAGCCAAAAAGTTACTACCAACGGCTGAAGGCTTCTTCTTCGGAGGAGTTGAGTATGACGATTGGTATTGGCAAGAGATTGAAGATACCTATAAACTACTGACCGATTTACTGATAAATGTCCCTGATGATTGGCAGTTTATCTATAGAAGCAGTTGGTAAAAGAGAGTTGGTAAGGCTAGGGTAGGACAAGACTAAGACTAATACGCGCTCCACGCTAAGTGTTGAGGCAGAATATCGCCAATAGACCAAGAGCCCCGACCGCGTTGTAGGGCGCGAAAGCGCAGGGATTAGATACCCGAAACGCTGTGCCTAGCCTTACCAAATACCACTAAACAAAGGAGAGAGAAAGTAACAATGGGTAATTTAGGAGAGGAAATAGAGGAGAGAGTTAAGTTAGAGAACAAGTTAGCCTACCTATCAAGAGAGGTATGGGGAGATAACGCAGTAGAGAAGTTAGTTGTAGCAATATCTAGTATCAGCACAGAGAGCCAATTAAGCGCGCTCATAGCCCACCTAACAAGAGAGATGAAATAATGTCAAAAGTAATTAAAAGTGATGAGATACAACAAGTTGCCAATTCAGGAGGAAAGATAGTGCGCTCAAAGAGAGCCAGCAGAGGTGACGGGTTGATGAAAACACTAACCCTTAGCGGGAGAGCGTTAAAGCGCGCTCAAAAGAAAAGCAAAGTTTAGTTAAAAGTTTGTGTTGGCGCGCCACCTTGCCAATAGGGGTAGGCGCGAGTACCCTTAACCAAGTAACACCAATAGAAAAGGAAATATAAATGGCTACAAAAATGGAAACGCTAAAAGCAAGCCTAATTAAAAATATAAACAAGGGCGGAGCATGGCTTCTTCACTATCAAATTATCTTTGATGGTGTTGTGAGATTAGATGTTACTCAGGCATGGTCTAACCCTTCCGCAGGAAAGCGCGCCTTGAAAGAAGTTGTATTGAAGGAAACACCACGCAAGTCAATTAAAATGGCTTCTATTAAACAAGATGAAAATGGCAAGCACCTCTCCTTCGTTGGAGAGATGAACTATCAACCACTACCATAAGAGGAGAGAGAAGTGAGTGGATTTCAATATAACTCTATTCCTGATTGGCACATAGTAGATGAGCCTGATGATGATGAGGATTGGGAGGAAGATGATGAAGAAGAAGAAGATGATGAAGAAGAAGAAGATGAGTAATGCTAACTCCGTATCCATTGAAGATTTTGTAGAGGCGTATTCCAACGCGCTATTAGCGTATGCCTATGGCTCACACCCAAGCGGAGAGGCTCATGTTGTAGATTTGGCGGTAACAGCCTCCTCGTTTGCCGAAGCTTCTTTTTATCTATTAGACCATATGTTTTAATTGCGGAGAGAATAGGGCGTTAAAGCACTTCACGCCTTTCAGCTAAGGGCGGTCATGACCTTAATCTATGGGACCTATCACCATAGAGAGAGCGAGCCGTACCTGCGCCCTATTAACTAAAGAGAGAGAGAGAAATGAACAGAGAGTTTCAAATGGTAGCAAGTCTTGATGGAAAAGTAATTAAAGGGTTAGACCTACCTGTTATAGTCATGGATGAGGACTTCTTTGAGTATTTAGAAGAAGAGAGTTATGATTCAGAGAGAGGAATAAGCATAGTAGATTTTGCCATTTACTATTTAGATTGGGAGAGAGAAAACGTTAAATGAATAGTCTAAAGTTTTTAATGCTTCTACAAGAGAGCATAGTAGAGTTACTTAAAGCAATAAGTTATATTTACCAATAAGAAAGCCCCCTTTCGGGGGCTTCTTTATTACTGATTATCTTTAATCAGCTTGACCTCACAAGCGTCTGTCGTACAGTACGCTTCACCAATAGCATCCATAGCCATACCAGCATAGATACCAGCAAAGTCAATAGGAAAGAGTTTCATGCGGTATTCCTCATACTGCTCGGCAGTAATCTGCGTGTAAGGCATTTGAGGATAGATAGTGTTTCCACTAGGCAAGAAAGAGACTGTCTTTAACTGACCGTCATACATATGAAGTACGCGACCAACGGCAGAAGATTCCTTCTCAGGGTCAAAAGAGATTGTTACTGATACAGAGTTATCTGACCAATAGCGTTGAGCCTGAGCAGCAAGAGCCATCTTCTCATAGATAGAGACTTCCTTCTCTGAACGTACTGCGTTAGATTCAACAGGGAAGAAAACTACTGAAGTATTATTAGGGTCTTCACTCGCTGGCTCTACTGTGTATTGAGCCATTTTGAAGAGAGGAAGCATTGGGTCGCCGTTGCGGAAACGAATAGCCCGCAAGAAGTGCTTACCACCAACAGGCCAATGAACTCCTGGACTTTCTCCTGCCAAGATAGAGACTGTTCCTGATGGCTTTACAGTTGTAGTTTTAATTGACTCACGAATACCAAGCCACTCAGAGTATGTTCTATCGTAACTCTGAATAACTTTGTAGCCCTCATCCATCCAAGTGCGAAGGATAGGCAAACCTTTGTTATCAGCAAAGTTAGCGACACCTGAAATAGAAGTACCAATACGGCGGTTACGCTGCATGATTGCGTTAGTCTCTTCCCAATGTGTAGGAAGTAGGGTTACAGTTTTAGCATAAAGGTAAGCAAACTTGAGAGTGCGCTTGAAGTCCTCTAGGTTCTCATGTCGGTTAAGGTAAGTTTCAACGAGAGTACAACACTCATAAGACTCAAGAGATTGTTCAGCGCATGGGTTGTATCCCATAATGCGCCAGTCTTTGTTGTTCTCAGGGTCAGCTAAGCGCCCATACTTACGAGATACATCCATCCAAATAACTCCAGGCTCACCATTGCGAGCAATACCATCAACGATTCCTGATAGGTCTTGACCAACAGAGGTCTCTACTGAGTTATTAGACATCCAAGCCCATCCTGGACTTTCTGGGTCATATGAGTTGCGCTCAGGGTATGTTTCAGAGTTCTTTAGATTTAAGAAGTTTTCATCATCCAAGCGGCCCATAAGAAGCTCAGCTGAACGACGTACATTTCCTGAAACTACGCAAACTCCAATTAAGTTGCCAATGTCAGCAATATCCACACGAGTAATTAAACTTCCAGCTCTTCCATTGAAGATACGGCGTATATGGTTATGTAATCTTTCTAGTGGTTCATGTCCTGCGGCTGTTCCTCCGAAAGTTTTGATTGGGGTTCCTGCTGGCCTAATTTGGCTGTAATCGAAGCTTGGAGCCTTCGTATCTGGCTTGAGGTAAGCATTGATGAGAGTTCCGATGGAATCAACCCATCCTTCTCTGGTGTCGGGGATGACATATGTTTCTCCTTCTTGTGGTTCGTAAATTAAAAACTCTTTATCCGCGCCCTTGTCGTCAAAGCCTACTCCAACACCTAGCATCGAGGCTTCCATTAGAAAAGCAAAGGGCTTGGCTGGATTGAGCTTGGTCATGGAATCAGTGGATACAAAGGCACAGTTTTGTAGTGCAGCGGAGTTTCGCTGCTCATTAACGATTGGTGTTCCCATTACCCAAAGTCCACGGCCTGGGGGAGTCCACTTTAAGTTCCAAAGGCGGTCGAAAGCCTCCTTAGCAGAAGACTGGGCTTTAGAATCATTCCATGGAAGGCGGTTATCCTTAGCGTGGTCTTTCTGTAAAGAATACATACCATTGATAACGCGCTCACACACGTCAGTCCAAGTCTCCTTGGTTCCATCTTCTTTAAGACGGCTATATGTTCTAAGGAAGGTAATCTCGCCTACCGAGTTACCAGCGGCATCTTGGTATCCCCAAGGTACTTTCTTATCTCTGTATCCTGCTAGAAAGTCCTCAGTTAGTCTGAACGACAATGCCATTATTTCCTCATTTCTGTATAGTTTTTAGGTAGTGCATTTCCAACCCCTGTGAGAGGGCTGTTATATTATAAGAACTCTTACTTATCTTCTAACGATTGTTTAATAATTTGGGTGGTTTGCGCTTCATTTAAGCCGCCATCAGGTAGCTCTTTTAGTGCCTGCGCCTTATCTCCAAAGATAGAAGATAGCACTCCTGCTGAACCTTGTCGCTCTACAGTCATGCGAATAAACTCACGTGAATCGTCTAATTCTTTAGTAGTTTTAATGAGTTTAAATAGTCGGTCTATCTCTTGAGAAACGTTAGGGTCAGCGTATCCACCACTCATTTCTTCAGCAAAACGCATAAAAGCAACCCTTTGGCCCTGCATTTCAATAACTGCATTGATAAGGGATTTGAGTTGGTCTTTGGTCTTTACCTCCACTGGTAGCTTAAATGCACATACAGATTGTGGCTTAAAAGCTGGGCAATTAGAGGCTACAAAGCATGTATCACAAGCTCGCAAGCTGGTTGATTGTGAGTGGATTGTGGACACATCTTTGATGGTTCCATCATCCTCAACAACGGTCTCAAGTTGGTATCCAAAGACTGGTAAATTGCCCATTTCCACATCTTCTCGTGGCAAAAGTTTCCGTGGTTCTACCCCCTTCTTATTAGATACGGCAGGGGTACTTTCCGCATTAGTACCTAGTACTAAATCATCGCTGTTATGATATAACAGTTCGTCATCTTCTTCGCTGCTCACTCTGTTCATCCTATTCTCAAACTGTTGATATGACCAAATCGCTAGACGGCAAACCTCTTTATCATCATCTTCTAAAATCTTATCTACATCCAAACCTGCTTTGATATAGACGTTTCTATAGCGGGAGCGAGCTTGGTCTTTCATGCGCTTTGGATAGCGGTTGAGCTTAACACCATCCCAGACAATAGTCTCTCCGTTGAGCATAGGGGCAAGCCATGACATAGTGCTGGCGGTCTCAGCAGACACCTGTCGTAGGTTATCTGGCTTAGCTGACCCCATGATATGAAATCTAGTTCCATGTTGGCGCGACAATGTTCTAGTGACCATAGCTAGCTGTGTTTCAGTCTCTAGCGCCTCTCCTGGGATTGCTATGTCTAAATACCTATCTACTAATAAGTTAAGCTCTGCTAGGCCTGTAGAAGGCTCCCAAATAGGTTGAAACTTGCCTGGAGGGACTTCCGCCCAAGCTGTGCGGCGCTGTTCCTCTACAAAAGACTGGTCAACCCAAGGACCGTTAATTTCATTGAAAGTGTTAATGCGGTCTATGTTATTAGCAATAAAGTACTCGTACTCAGCTGCAAAACACTCTAAATCCAGGCGGTCTAACTCTATATCCTTAGGGATACCTGGATGCACATGAATATGAAAGTCCTTGTTAAAGTAGTTACTAATAAAATACCCCTTGGCTGGCAGCCCGCGCTTTATAAGCCGCCAAAGGCTGACACCTACATGGGTAGCTGAGGTAGTTTCTATTAAAGTACGATTGGACGGAACTTCTGCCCCCAGATATATAAGCTTCACTGCTGCAGCCTTGGGTCTTCTAATAAAGTATCTTGTTGCTTCTTAATCTCTTCACTAATAGCATCCCAAGTACGGCGGCCTTCAGAGCTATCTGGTCTAAAACGCTCCTGAATATAAGATGGCTGCATAAATACCATTGTTGTAATACCAACCTCTATCAATCTTTTGGCCAGCTCAGGGTCAGAGGTTATCACAAGGTCAATAGGCCCTTTACCACGGCAATACTCAACCTGACGGTATTCAGGAAAGTCTGTAAGAAGTGGGATGCTCTTGTCAATCAAGTCATCTAATTTATTTATTTTATGCTCTTTAAGCCAATGGTCATCTTTGGCCTTATCGTTACATAAAAGAACAACTCTATTTCCATCATTAAAAAGTCGATAAATCGCTAATCCTTGATAAATAGGTGCCCCTGTATGGCTGCGAAGTACGCCATCTACAAACATAATAACTGACACGAATTAGTTCTCCTAATTAAATAAAGCTATAGCGGGACTATAGCACCTAGTCCTACTTTTTGCCGATTAACGCTCTACGAATTAACGTACTAGCGTCTGGTAGCTCCATTCCGTAAGTAGATGCCTCAAATGATTTACGGCTTTTTGTTGAAATTTCTTTTAACTTATTGAGGGCTTGAACAGTTCCAGCAGCCTTACCTGATTGCCAACGGTAGTTAGCTATATCCATATAGCCTTTTCCTGAAGGACTAAAGGCTGAGCGCCTACCCTCATGAATAACATCAAATACGGCAGCTCCTTGTTCAACCGCTAACTTTAATGCGGCTTCTGCATTTCTACGAGCTGTGTCATTAGTAGAACTGCCTAACTCAACTAATGCCTTAGAGTAACGGGCAACAATATCTTTTGTCATAGCAGTATCGCGGGCTACAACTAAATCCCAAGCTTTATTAACGGGTGGCTTATGAATTTCTGGTGTAACAATCCAATCGTCATTGGTAACTGAATAGGCTGCATAAGGCTTAATAGATTTAATATCTTGACTCACATTTACATAAAAAGTAAGTTCAAAGGCATCTAAAAAGTTCTTAGTAAGTGGGTATAAGTCTTCTCTAAAGTTTTCATTAAATAGCGCAGCTATCTGTTTATCACTTAAGGCTTTATATTCTTGGTTAGCTTGCCTAAACAGTAAATAATTAACGCTTATTAAACAGTCTAAATCAGCTGGTGTTCTTGCAGCTGTCCATTGATATGAAATACCTGAGCCAGCTAAATACACATGTACATATGCCTCTGGGTTATAGTAATGTCTTTTTAGATGTTCAAATAAAATACGAAGAATTGCTGAACGTACAAAAGGTACAAGCTTTCCGCTGCGAATTAAACGAGGGTCTAGGCCTGCCCCAGGTGCGCTGAAGTACGAAGTTTCAGATGGCTCTACAGATACAGGCTGAGCCTGTGAGACAAGTGCGGCGTAGAAATCCATTCAGCTATTATAGTTCTTTTTCGCGCTGTTCCTTATAGATAATCTCATATGACGGGGCACTTTCTTCTACGGGCATGGTTGCCTTTGTCATAAAACCACAACTTTGATGCGAGTTAATAAACTGGTTTGCCCATAGCATTGCTAACGTATCATTCTCATCTGAATCAACTGAAAATGAAGCTGTGCAACTGCAGTTCATGTCGATGTACATGAGGGTCCCGTTTCCTAGACTATGTACTTACAGTATACCTTTACTCTCTAGGGCTTGGCGGATTGAACTTGAGGCCTTTTCTGAGTCACTTTGAGATAATTTAGATAGTTTAGCTGTAACGGCCTCTGCAATAGCATCTCTTTGTATTGCCTCAACTATTTCAGAACACCCAGTTTTAATCTCTTGTCTAGTAGCTTGTCGATTTATCTCTAAATCTACTGGAATGCTATTTAATGCTGAGTAGGTTCCATCGCTCTTAAGTACTATTAAGATGGCGGCTTCTACCTTAGGCATTAGTTATACAAACCTCGTTCTTCATAAGCGCGCTTTTGGTTGTACATTTTAACTGGGCAAAAATCACAAAGGTAAACTTTAATCTTAGATGCCGCTAAACCAGCATCCTTGCGTTCCTTTTCAGTACCAGCTTTAAGTTGTTTACGGTCGCTTTTATAGTCTGGACATTGACCTTTAGGGCTATTATGAACCTTCCAACAAGACATAGCATCTGTAGAGTATGTCTCTTTAAGGTCATAAAAACCTGTACCAAACACATCAAGACCTGTAGAACCACCACTAAGAATCTGCTCTTTAATTTGGGCAAGGATACTTTCTTTTAACTTAGGGTTGCCCATCCATGCAACAGTTAAGCAATCTGTAAGAACACCAAAGTGGCCTTGTCGCTCGCACTCACCAATAGCACCTGGAAGCCAAGGATTATCTGTTTGGTCATACTTACCCTCACCCAAAGATTTACCGCCCTTGTAATAAGGGACCTCTTGGATAGTTTTACACTGCTTGCATATAAGCAGGTTTATTCGGTCTGGCTCTAACTCATCAATTGAAGACATGGCGTAAGCCTACCACAAATGTTAAAGCTTACCCTCTTTTTTAGCAGCTTCTAGCTTTTGTTGCGCTTTTTGTAGGTTGCTAACCTTTTTAACTGGGGCTACTGCTTTAGCAGCGGACTTCTTCTCTAGTTTTTTCTTAGGCATATCTGGAATTGTGACTTTGCCTCCAGCATGAACCAATGCCCCTTTATCGCTAACAAGGGCTTTTATATGCTCTGGGTTATTTTTATCTAATTTAATTTCTTTTCTAGGGCGGCTATCTACAGAACCTGTACGTTGGACTATGGCTCTTCCACTTGGCATAACTGTTCCGCCAGTAACCTGGCCTCTATTTGGAAACGGGTCATCTACAGAACGAAACTGTTTAGATTGTGGGGCTTTAGGCTCTACGGTTCCGCCAAAGCGTTCAATGAGCGATTTACGCTCAGCCATTGGTACGAATCTTAACTACAGGGGTTTTTCCAGCTTCTTTAGCTTTTCTATTACGTGTAGCAAGATGACGGTCCTCAGATGCTGCAAGATTTTGACGAGTTACATCCGATTGACCCATAACATCTAGTTTTACGCCTTTTTTATCTTCGTATTCTTTTGGCTCATATCCATACTCATCATAGGCGTGAGCAGCATCTTTAATAACTTTTACATTACTTGTTGGAAACTGTGACTCATTAGTATTCATTATTTTTCATCCAATGCGTGTTTGTCGTAGTCACCTTCTGGAAAAGAATTATTATCATACTTTTTACCACGGACTGAGTCTTGTGGTCCAAACTTTTTATGGTAATTTTCAGATATTACATTTACATGTGTTTCTGGCGTTAAACGGCCAAACTCTGGACCAGCAAATAAACGTTCAGTATTAAGTGGTTCACGCTTAGATGCACGGCCTAGTGCACCCATCATTTCAGCGTGGCTACCTACTGTACGTTTAATATCTCTTGCACGGTCTTTAGCCATGTTAATTACCTGCTGGGTTTACTTTGCTTGGCTCTTCTGAATTAACAAATCCGTAGTTCCAATAAGGATGTAGGTCAGAACGATTTTGAACAACTAGTTCATCGCCCATGCCTGCAGCAACAGATGTATTAGGACGGCGCTTACGATACTTACCGTCTGTTGCGCCCTCTTTTAGTGATTCATTTTCTGAACGGAACTTATTTACTGTCATTTAACCATACCCCTTTTGAGTAGATTGTGCTGCTGCTTTCTTTTACAGGATGAGCAAGTGTCCTGACTAAACATAGATTGTACTGGGTCTATGATGGTTCCGCATGAAGTACAGCTGTTTTCGCCATTATAAACAGTACGGTTTAATTCTCTTTGTGTGCTTAGCGCGACGTCTTCTGCGCCAGCCATGCCTTCACCCGTTGAATCAGTAAATAGCCCTGGGTCGTTGCGCATTATTTGCCCTCATCCATTTCAGCACGAGCATTTAGGTCTTCAGCACCATTTTCTGAAGATTCATATTTTTTATAAAAGGATTCCATTTTTTTAGCAAAGTTTGAGACACCTTTGCCATTATTAAAATCGGCGTTATTGCGTCCCATTAAATGGACCCTCCTAATGAGTTAGTGCTGGTCGATTCCTGCGTATTAGGGGTCTGGCTGAAGTCAGACTCTACACGCTGGCTTGTTGCAGCTCTGTTTGGTAACTCTACTATATCTTCAATGCCAATTTCTTGGTCGGTGTATCCATAGCGAGCAGGGAATAATTTTATCTGTGGCATAGGTGGTCGTACAAATTCACGAATCTCATCCGCGCTCATGCTCCAAGCTGCAGTAGATTGGCTGATTAGGCGCTCTTTGTTGCTTTGGAAAGGTCCAATGTACTCTTGTGGAGGGTAAGCGGCTTCAGTAGGTGCAACCCATGGACGACGATTGTAAACGCCATCTGCAAAGCGGCCTCCGCTAGTTGCCTCAGCCATTTACTTCCAACCTGGACGCATGCGAGCCATTTGGTCTACACGCCTCTTGTCTAATGACATTGGGGATGTGCTGCGCATATTAGCTTTACCATCATTTGGTAGATGTGGCGCAGGCATAGCCATTGCGTCTTCTACATTGCGCTTACTGCGGTAAACGTTTCCATCTTTAACAGCTTTCATTTGGCGCGCAATACCGCGCATGTTATCCAAACCCTCTGGATAATAATAATCTTGTACATCAATGCGCTCACCACGGTGAATACCACGTTGATATGAACGCTGACCAATACGTACTTTTAATCCATTTAATACACGGTCTGATGAGTATGAGTCGCGCCCTTTATCATCACGGCGTGAGCGAATAGTTCCTAGGTAGCCGTCAGGATATTCTGCTTGAGGTGTGCGACCAACACCAATGCGTAGAAAATCAAGTTCAGAACGAGCAACAGGTTGACCACCACCACCGTAAACGGTGTTAGTGCCATACATGCTACCCGCACCAAGATTTTGAATGTTTTGGTGGTTATTGGCCATAGGACTATGGTACGCCTATTTAATTACAGACTGGACTTAAACTCTTTACCCTCGTAAACAGCCCATTTATCCATGATATGAATAGGTTGCAAGGTGAAATGACCATCGTCATGTACCCAACCAATCATGATTCCCTGTTGCCAATCTTCCCAATGCTTAACAGGGCGCCCGTTATCATTAAGACCAGAACCATAAGATGGAACAGCTCCGTCTACACGGCATAGGCATCCAGGACTAGCAGAAACAGACCTGATAGGACCATCACCATTAGCAACGGTTTTATATTGTAGTTCTTGTCTGTGTGCGTGCCCAAATACCGTTGATACATGAGGGTTCTTATTCACATATGCGCTGGCGGTAGAACCATTGCTACGTACAGTAGTTCCGTGGATAGCGCGAAGGTGTGGGGTAATCCAATACTCACCAGCAGGATAGGCGCCTACGTAATTAACGCCAAGTTCATCAAGGCGTAATAGGTACTGGACAGACATTACTGGCCACTCATCAGGTGTTGAGTTAGCCCGCTTAATACCTTTTGATGCCATCGCGTTCATAACAACATACTTCTGCATACGGCAATCATGGTTACCCTCTAATAAAGTAATTTTTGCAGTTGGGCATGTGGCACGTTGCTTAGCCAATAGTGCGTGACCATAGTCAAGGGCTGGTTGGACTGTATGCGCAAACATTTCTTCCTGTGCATACTTACCCATTGTTGGAAGGTCTAGGTAGTCACCTAGGTGAACAATCTCATCTACGCCATAACGCTTTTCTAAATAGGCAAGAAGCTGGAAGTGAACATCGATAGCAGCCTCATCATGAAATGGGTCCAGTGTCCCGTCTTCATATTTACGGTACCCAATCTGTGGGTCTGGAACAAATACAAATAACTTAAATCCGCCTTTGCTTGCTTGGCGCTCTTTATATTCTGCTGGCTTTATAACAGTCGGCTTTGCTTGTTGAATTGGTGGCCAAGCCCAATCAACATTAGGAACATCTTTTGCTGCGTTATTTAAAACATCTAAAAAATCTATCGGCATGCGCAGTAACCTCTCATATGGGACCGAAAGGCTGTTAGCCTAAAAGGTAGTTTTGTATCGGTATTTAAATCTTTAAATAATTTTCCAACATTAATATTGGCATTATTTTCTTTTAATTTTGCAAGGGCCTCTTGCTCTTTAGGGTTTAAATTTTGTTCCCATTTACCTACAACGCAGGCCTCTTTAGGCTGAGTTAGATACTGCTCTAATACTTCAATCATGTCTTCTCCCTGTTGTCATCGTGACGCAACGGGTGAAAGACTACCACACAAATTAGGACAAAGCATTAAAAAACCCCCGCTGTGAGGGCGGGGGTTTAGTGGCTTACTTTTTTATTCAGCCATGCCTGACTTAAAGCTTGGAGCCTGTGACTTCATAGCTGAAGGAAGGATTCGTCCATTAGCCTGAGTCGCGCCAGCTTCTGGAGCTGTGCTCTTTTGGAACTTAACTCGAATGCCGTAACGTGCTCCAGCGTGTCCTGCATCTGGGCTTGTTACATGCTTAGGTGATGGCTTAGCCATCTTGGTTGGGTCGCCAGCTTGAGCACCTTTCTTTTTCATCAACTTAGTGTTGGCTGAAGGTGCGGCTGAAGCGTTATCGAACTTTACACTCTTGACGCTTGCATCAGCAGGCGCAATGTGCTTATTGCTCTTGGCTTTTTCCATTAGTTTTCCTTTGCAAAGGGGGTTAAATAAATGTACGGTACTTACTAAATAAATACAGGCTTAATTGGCTTTAACATCAAATACAATGGCAGAAATTTGTCCGTCATGGCTTTCGATTGTTGAAAACCCTGGAACGCATACAAGGTCTAAGCCTCTTGGTGCGGTGTATCCACGGGCTATAGCAATGGCTTTAACGGCCTGATTTACTGCCCCTGCACCTACAGCACGAATCTTGGCTGTTCGGGTCTCATAGACGCTGTGAGCGATTGCTGAGGCTACAGCTTGAGGGTTTGAACCAGCTCCTACACGTAGGATGCCGTCATCTTTTTGTTCTGTCAATTTATGCTCCTTGGGATTACGAATTGTGGTTCCCCGTGGAATAAATTATGAAGGCTTGCTCATATTCAGTCTGTTCAAAACCTTATCCAAATACATATGGCAAGGGGTGCACCTTGGCTCATAATGCTCTAAATGAAGGCAATAAGGATTTAGATTTGGTCTGTTTTTTCTGCCTTTTCCGTACAAAACGTCCTCACAATAGTAGTTATGAGTCCAATCATTTGCGGGTTTGTTGCAGTCTATACATGGGTAATTAGAGGCTGAACCTTTTGCAAGTCTTACTCTGCTGTGCATGCCCCAATAGCTTACAGTCTGCATCCTTGGCCTACCCTTATTTGGGTTTCTATTTTCTACAGGTTGTAGTTTCCACCAAGCCTGGTAATGAGCATTACACATAGACCTTGCTGTAACTTTTGTAGTACAACCATCAATAAAACAAGTCATGGTCTATCCAAAGGGGTTGGCGCTTTGGCGTAAGTGCCGCAGGATGAGCACTCCATATCTAGAAAATATGTCGACATTTTATAGTCATCAAAAGACGCTTTTACATTCCATACAAATGATTCACAAACTGGGCAGATGTGGTGGACCTCATTGGCATGGTCCATCGTGCCTGTGTAATCAGGCTTTAGCTGTCGGATAGGCCTGCTCATGAAGCTTGTCCAATGCTGCTCGTTGTTCGGCCATCATCTTTTCTATCTGCTCTATCTCTTCTGGAGATAGGGTATCTTTTTGGTCTTGGTATAACTTAACACCAGTCTCAAAGTTTTGTTCTAACATGTGTAATTGTAAACGACGGCGCTCTGCAACAAAGTCTTCTGATTCGGATATGCGTTGTGCTTTTTTATCCTGTGTTTTACTCATTTACAACTCCAACAGTAGTTAGTGGTTCTGCGTTCAGATTTGGCCATTCCATATACAGTAGAACAACGAGCACAACGAGCAAGGCATTCGTTTGAGGAAATAATATGTGGAAGTGGCCAATCTAAAGGCTGACCTTTCCAAACTTTACTTAAAGTGTTTAGTAAACCCATTAGTGCAACGGCTTTACTTTAACGTAACCAGTTTTTTTACGATTCATAGAGCCTGGCTTTTTAAAACCTGAACCTTTAGGCATATTTTCAATACGCTTTTCAAGTGCAGCTTTAATTTTCATTTGATTCTTATGTGCTCCCATTATTTTCCTCCCCAACCGCCACCTTTAAAGTGTGCTGGTGTTGCTGTCCATACTCTAGACATGTAAGACTGGCAAGAAGTGCAACTAGGACTACTCTCCTCATCAAAGGCTCTAGTAATCTCTACCACGGTGCTGCACTTCTCACACTTATAATCGTAACTAGGCATACTTTAACTGTTCCACTTCAATAAAAGGTCCAGATGTATAAACGTCTAGCTTCTCAGCTATTTGAAGGGATTCTAGTACGCTTGAGCCAGCATGTAAAGCCCCTAGGGCATATGCCGCTCCGTTGCCTACTGCATATAGACCATCTTCAGTACGGCATACAGATAGGTCGTCGGCTATGTCAAAGACCTCCCCATTGACAGCAACAAGGAAGTGAAACCTAGGGCCACTATCTTCTTTTTCTTGAGCTTCATCAAAATTATAACCGTTGGCTTTAAGCGCCTCTCTTAAAGAAGGCATCACTTTGGTAATCATAAAATGATATGTGTTCTTTTTATCCCCAGCTGTAGGGGCAGGTGGCTTCCATATATGCTGGGCCACGTCGCAAGGTTGAACCTCACCACTTCCAGCCACTAAAAACGCACCGCGTTCACTTATCTTTGCCATATCTACATGCCTATAAATGCGCCCAGAACCGTCTGTAACCTGGTTATCAGCGGCTAGAACACATCGGTCCTCATATTGGACAGCAACTATAGTGGTCATCTATCGCTCTCTGAACTTGGGGTCTTGAAGTTTATCATAGACCTCTTTCTCGTATCCCAGTGTATATGCACCTGAAACTAGGTGGGCTAGGGCATAGGAGTCAGCGGCGTTGTCATCTGTAATGTCTACATTCCATTTCTTATATACATAAAGCAACATCTGGCTTTTAGGCACCCCATTACCCTTACCTGTGACGTACTTCTTAAGGTTGGTAGGTGGGACTATAAGTGGGTAAATGCCAAAGTCTAAAAGTGTGAGCTTAACCATTCCGCCCAGCTCACCAAGCATATTAGCCATCTGGGAACCAAAGGCATAGCCTTCCATAGCCACGTCTTCAATCTGGTCAAATTGATGTAACCAGTTCATGGTGTGCGCTTGAATATCACGCAGACGGTCTATTCCATGTTTATCAGATTTATAAACTTCTGAATAAAAATCTTCACCTTGAATAGCTGTAATGGCAAACCCTGTATAGGACTGGTCTATACCTAAGTAAACAGGTTTAGTGGCATCAACGCCACCGCCAAACACCTTCATTAGAATCTATTTCTATTAGCTGAAGTTCTACGAGTTAGCTCACGACTTGTAAGATTGTAATAACGCTCCAGGTTATCCTGCATGGTCTCTAGCATCTTACGATATGCGTATGTGTGCATCTTTGCCAAGTTAAGGCTTTCAATCTCAGGGTCTGTAATAACAGCAGACTTAAGCATGGTGGCTTTTTCTGTGCTTTTGCCATTGCTTTTACTTAACAAGGCTTTAGCCTCAGCCGTTGTATAAATGTTCTCAGCTTCCATTTCTGCAAGCGCAGCAAGGGCAACCTGTGTACGAATAAAATTGTAGTTCTCCATGTACTTTGTAGCTAATATCATTAGCTCTTGGTCATCAACAGCTGTGATGTCTACGGGAAACTTAGGAACATCAATATCTAGATTTTTTCTAAGTGGTAATCCTTGAGCCTCTAATATAGATAGAACGCTCTTACCTACACCTTGTGCTACTAACTCAGTCATTGTACCCCTTACATTTAGCGCAACCGTTTGGACCTATATTACACCGCGGAGGCGTTTTAGCTTTAATAGCATCGCATATCATTTGAGCCGCTTCAAATATGTGGTCAGTTCCAAAGTTGCTCTTTGGTACTACAAACTCTTTTACCTCTTGATTTGGCTTTGCCTCGTAAATAAGAACCGCCTCCTGAGGCACGTTCTCATAACCTAGAAGTTCTGCTAAGCGCATATAAACTTGAACTTGAGATATGTGTTTCATAAATGGAGCATCCAAAGCTTTCCAAGCCTTATCAAAATTATTGTCGTTATCCATAAGAAGCTCTGGGGCTTCCCATCGTAAGGTACCTACTCCAATAGATTTAATCTCAAGCATTAATGGGTCACCAAGACCTACTAACCAACCATCTGCATGTCCTGATATGCGCAATGGCTCATAATACAAAGGCACTTCACGGTATTCAAGTGGGCCATCGTGACAATCTGAACCGCCCCAAAACATCTCTTCACAGTCCTGGCAAAACCATTTGCCATACATAACGTTCATCTCATAAAACCACTGCTGCCATTTAGCGTGGATAGCATGTCCTTCTGCAAATACTGTTTCTAAACGCATACTTGTTTTGCGCGTTTCAATTACTGGTAGACCAGTTAACTGAAAGTATGATGCTCTATGGCACCAATCGGCACTTACCATTTCTGATGGATGTAGAACATCTGTTCTACGTGATAAATCTTTGGGACGAGATAATAAGTGGCGTTCTACAGAGCCAAGAACTCTAGTATTTTTCTTACCTATATCTACAAATTTCTTTAAGGCTCCGTTGGGCTTAATTGTCATAGGAGTAACCTATCATGAATTGTGGATAGTTACCCATTCCTCAAGTGTTTTGCCAGCTTTACTAGCTTTACGTTTAAGCGCGTTACGCTCACGGTGGCTCATGCCGCCCCATATACCGTGCTGTTCATCCATAGACTCTGCGTACAATAAACATTCTTTACGCACTGGACATTCTGGTAAACCGTCTTTGCCGTAACAGACAGCCTTAGATACCTCTGCTATAGCTCTATATTTAGATTTGTCTCTTGGTGGATACCAAAGTTCGGTGTCCATTCCTTGGCATTTGGCGTCATATCGCCAGCCTTCTTTGTGTCCGACATCGTCGTACATGTATGCTCCTGAAGAGTATGGAGCAGTTCAAGAAAATCATCTTCAGTCAACATAACGTAATTTTCATTATTTAAACTGAAACCGAGGACAGGTGTCCGACTATCAAGAATCGCTTCTTTAACAATCTTTTCCAAAACCGCCGCTTTAACGGTAAAGGAAGCTTTGCCCGTCCACTTGTGTTCAATTAAATAATCACTGGAACGAACATCACCTTTACGATTCCAAAAGGCTCCGCTGGCTGCTGTGCGCTTACCATCAAATACTTTTGCTAATCGTGCCTCGTGCTTCTGAGACTCTTTCTGACCCTTACTCTTCATACGCAAACTTAGACCCAGCTTTAATGGAGTCTAATACGTCCCGTTCAAGGGCCTCTTTTAAGTCAATCTCTTCCCGTATTGAGATAAGCATAGCATCACTGCCTTGCCATTGTCTATCGGCGTACCGATAGTAAGCACCAGCTCTTACAATAACTTTATTGACAATGCCAATAGATAGTATCTCTTTAGCAAAATCAAACTGACCTGCTAAATCTCCTGAGAAATAGAAGTCAACTACCGCTGTAGTAGATGGTGGGGCTGACTTATTCTTTAATACACGGACCTTAATAGACTGACCAATACGGCGTTTTTCTTGACCAGAACCCTCTTCTAACCAATCATCTCGCTTTACCTCTATACGGCAAAAGAAGGCATAGTCCTTGCCTAATCCACCTGGGGTAGTGCGTGGGTCTCCATACATAACGCCAATCTTTGAGCGCCATTGGTTGATAATTATGCCGATAAATGGCCTTTCGTATTCTGTCAATGAGCGCTTAGAAGCTAAACCCACCTTACGAAAGAACTTATTAGTTAAAAGGGCTGAACGTCCTACCGTTGACTCTTCCATTTCTTTATCGTTCTCTGATGTTGGAACCAGAGCAGGAAGTGAATCAACAACGATACAATCAACAGCCTTGCTTTCCACGATTTGAATGACTGCTTCATAGGCTTCTTCCATTATATTAGTTGATACTACATAGACTCGTGAAGTGTCTACGCCACACATTTCTGCGTACTTAGGCACCCATTGTTCTGCAGCAACCCACACGGTTGTAAAATCTGGGTTCTTTGCTTGATTAGCTGCAATAGTTTTAAGCGCTAGTGCTGTCTTGCCATTACTAGCTTCACCGATAATTTCATGCCATTGATTAATTGGCCATCCACCGCCAAGAGCCACATCAACAGCAACTGAACCTGTTGTTAATCTATCTAAAATGTCTTCTCTAATATCTGAACCTAAAATAATAGTATCCGCGCCCATTTTTTTATTGATAGCGCTAAATACTTTTGCTAAATCTCCTGTTATTGCCATTAAATGTGTCCAATGATTCCTTGTGGATTCCATCCACCTGTGGCAACTTGTTTTGCTGGAATAGCTGGGCCACCTGTTGCTTGTGGACCTGCTGCACCCATTCCACTACCTGATTGAACCAATGGATAACCGCAGTCATAGCAACGCGCTTTTGACTCAGGTGCCATTGGAGACCTGCCGTAATTTTTACTTCCACAACCTGGGCATGTTGAAGATTCTATTGAAGCAACTGGGCGCGCAGTTGATTGCACTTGTGGTTCTTGCATCAATTCATGCGCTGGGGTTTGATGTTGCATAGGGGCCTGTTGTGTAGGCTGTTGGTAATTAGGTTGTTGAGGCGCTGGTGCACCCATCTTCTTAGCAAACCAATCTGCACTATTCGCCATTTAAGTATTTCTCCATATCTACTTCTATGTCTGATGTTATACCTGTTATATGAAAAAGGTCAAGTTCGGCTCCAATTGAAAAAGCACCTATTAAAGTAGATAAAGCTACTGCTTTATAGACCGTAGTCATGTTAGAAATTTCTGCATCAAATTCTTCTAAAGCCCTTGGGTTATTCTCCTTAAGTTCTTTAAGATGTAAAGAAACAAGAACGTTGGCACTTATGTTAGAAATAGTTTCTAAATAAGGTATGACGTGAAGAATTTCGCTTATGCGATTATTGCTATCTTCTTTCTCTTTAACATCCCCTTCTTCACTTACTAAACTAAGCCCAATATCCTCTGCAAGTTCATTTGGCTCTACTAACTCTGTGTCATAAAGGTACCAGCGCATGATTGTAGTCATTGGTATGTCAGTCTGGATTGTTTGATACTCAATATCTTTTTTAAAAAACTTACTAAACCAACTCACTTGGCTTCGCCCCATTTCTGAACAATTTTAATATCAGCTATAAGGGGGATTGAAAGTAAATTAATACCTTCCATAGCCTCACGAATGGCCTCTTTGGTTTTCTCTACAAGATTATCTGGAGCCATGGTGACAAGTTCATCATGCACGGTTAAAAGAAGCTTAGCCTCTTTAGGAATCATCTTATGTGCCCGTATCATAGCAAGTTTAATAATGTCAGCAGCGGAACCTTGAATGCGCGTGTTGAAAGCTTGACGCTCAGCGCTTGCCCTATCTGCCGTGTTTCTAGAGGTGATTTCGGGAAGATAACGCCTGCGCTTAAGTATAGTTGTTACATACCCTTTATTACGAGCAACGCCAATAACCCTAGAACGATACAGGTCTACTGCAGGGAACTTCTCTGAGAAGTCTTTAAGTAGTTTCTTAGCCTCTTGAGGAGTACATCCTATTTGGCGCGCAATTTTATCTGGGCCAACACCGTATGCAATGGCTAGAACCAAAGCTTTACCTGCTTTGCGGTTTACTCCCATAGTGTCACCTACAGTGGTATAGATGTCTCCACCATCTACATAGTTTTGCATCATAATTGGGTCTTTAGACATTACCGCAATAATGCGAGGCTCAATCTGTGAGTAATCGGCAACAACTAATTTATAGTTTTCTGGGGCAGTAAAAACGTTACGAATCATGCGACCATACTGTTTGTCTTCTGGAACTTTATCTGGGTCTTCTGGGGCAGGAATGTTTTGAAGGTTAGGGTTACGACTAGAAAAACGTCCAGTCTCGGCGCCCCATTGAACAAAGTCTCCATAAATACGGCCGTTGATAAGTAGGCTTTCTTTTTCTTCTGTCTTAGACTTTCCATTAACAGTCTTTGTAATTTCTCCACCTAAGTAAGGAATTACATAGGTAGTCATTAACTTATTAAGGTCCTGATACTCAAGAAGCTTGCCAACCAACTCATCTTTCTCACGAAAAGGCTCCAAAGACTCAGCTGATACTGAGTACTCCTTATAGGTTAAAGCCTCACCACCTTGTTGAATAAATATCTTTTCTCCTTTACCTGTGCGCATAACAGGCTTAAGACCTCTACAACCCTCTTCTAAAGGACCATACAATAGGTATTGCTTCTCCTGATTAGAATTCATATTAAATACTCGACCAGCAATGCGATAAATATCTGAGGTAATGACTTCAATCTCTTTAGTAAGCTTTTCGTGCAACATCTCTAAAGTATTTTTATCTACTGGTGCTCCTGTTAATTTCATGTCACATAAGACCTTAAGAACATCCATCTCTAAATCCATAACAGTAGTGACGTCTGCTGCTTCTAACTTTGGAACCAGCTCTTTCCATAGAAGGAACGTGTACTTGGCATCAAGATAGGCATACTTAGCAACCTCAGTAAAAGAGTAAATCTCAACCATATACCCAATGCCCTTAACCATTGAGTAACCAAATTCTCTTTGTAAACAGTCATCAAGACCTAATTTACCTGCATTTTTATTGTTATAAAGAAAAGAGGCCATAAGGGTGTCGAAGTAAGGCCCTATTGGGGTTTCTCCATAGTATTTTGTAACTGAACCTAAATCAAATACTAGGTTGTGACCTATCTTAAGAATCTTATCGTTAAACATTAATGGTTTAAGCGCCTTAAATACCTCTGCTGGAAATAACTGTTCTGGCGCTGGACCAAAAGTTTTAATAGCTTTCTTTTTATCTCGTGAGTAATCCAATTCCCGTGGTGGCAAACCTTCTGCCGCTCTCTTTTCACCCTGACCTGTTAATGGAAAAGTTTCAAATAAAAAATCTCCATTTGGATGACCCATTGGTATTACATCTCCACGCCCGTGTGTGGCAAGACTAATCCATAGAACCTCATTAACAGCAGGCACGCCTCGACGGTCACCAACAGTTTCCACGTCAAAAGCAAATGCGTCTTGCTGGAGATAGTATTCAACCATCTCTTCAAGTTGTTCTTTGGTAGTAATAATATTCAAATTGTGTTCCCCATGTTTAAAGCTGGAGGGTTAGAACCAGGGTATGAAACTAACCCTCCAACAATCAGTTATTAAAGCAGTGAGTTTGCTACTGCTTCAAGCTCTTCTACAGTGTGCTCTTTAATATCTGCACGTGTAAAAGGCTTCATTGCTATTACTGCTGCTTCAAATGCATTAATATCAGTAATGCCCCAGTCCTCAGCAAGGTCGCGAGGCTTAATAGCATTAAGGTGATAAACAGTTGCAGCCATCTTACCTGAACGACTAATTGCCCAATAGTTCTTGGTCAATGGTCCTTGAGGTGAGAAGTGAGCGGCATGTAGCGACTTAAATAGTCGTGGGGATGCGATTAGCATTTGGCGTTGTGGTCCACCAGCAGCGCTCAAGTTAGCAATACTAAATGCGCGCTTTTCTTCTGGCTTGCTGCCAAGTTTAGTAATCAACGGGTCATTAGGTCCTGTAGAAACATAAGAACGGCGACCTGTTGTTACTTGAGATAGGAAGTGTTGCTTATAGACTGCAAATGGACCTTCTTCGTCCAAGAACTTTACAATCTTAAATTCACCATCAACAAATTTAAATTCCTTAGGGAATTCCATTCCTGATGAAGTGTTAGTTGACGCTGCTCCCCAACCAGTTTGAATTGCTGTGCTGGTTGATTGAGCTGGGCGGTCTGTAATTGGAGTATCCAAGTTAGCGAACTCGTCGTTCTCTACTGCGTACTCTGCTGTTTTGTCTATTGCCATGTTTGCATATCCTTTTTATCATAGTTTTGTTTTTAGTTTGTTTCATCAGCACGGATTTTACTCCAAGCCTCGGCAATCTCATTACTGAGCTGTCGGTGTAAGGACCATTCTATACGCTTTACGTACAGCAGTCCAGCCGACTCAAATAACTTGATTACTGATTCGACCATTGCCCGTGAATACAGCCTACGGCCTTGATGGTCTTCCCCATTGACATCCTTTTTAGTAGGAAGTCTGTAGGGTGAAGCAGGTAGGTAGCCCTCTTTAATCCATGCACGTATGGTTATTACAGGGCGTCCTAGTGCTCCCGCAAGCGCACCAATAGTAAACATCTCAACGTCTTTACCGTTGGGAAGTGTTTTCTTATATGGTTTTGAATCCCAACCAGCATCCAGAGTTATCTCTGGCTTTTTAGGTTCTGGGGTTTTGCGCTTACGCTTACTGCCTGGATAATAAACATCCAAGCCAGCAAAAGTAGAATCAATTAAATCATCTGTCATTTAGCGTCCACAATAAAGGCATAGCTAGTTTTTGATGGAAACATAAAGTCAATATCTTCTTCGGTTAGATAGCCTTCGTAGAAGGCAGTCATAATGGCATCTTCATCTAATACAGGAACCATCTTAATACATGCGTCTTTAATACCTTTTTTAGAAAGGACTTCTTCTGCCTTATCTATATCTAAATTTTTTGATACCCTGCGTTGGCGAGTAATTTTTACATCACCAGTGGCTTCGTCTTCAATTAGAAGTACTCTGTGACCGCTCTCATTAACTTCTACCTCTTCCATAGCTGAATCTAAACGCGCTTTTAATTCATTTTGGCGCGAACTTAAAAGGGTAATCTCACTTTTAAGGGCAAGGTATTGACGTAAGTTATTTTTGACTACTGATAGTTCCATGTTGCTCCCTGGTTAGGGACAACAATCTAATCCTGAACTATTTACTTGTCAAGTAGATACGACTCAAGCGCGGTAATGATTACGCTTGTGACTGTGACGCCCTCTTTGGCAGCCTTCTTCTGGACGGCTTTCCATAGGTCATCAGGTACGCGGATAGTACGCGTAGGGGTCTTAGGTGCGTTTGGCATGCGTATATTCTAGACGCTAGACTCAATCAAAAACCGCTTTAAACTACCTACATTTAAAGGAACTCCGCCTTTATCATCAATACCTTTGCCATCAATAATAGCGTTAGCAATAGCTGACTTCTGTTGAAGGGCGTCATATTGCCTTTTTTCAATAGA